GAACACCTGTGCCATCGGGGTACAAACCAAGGGGATTGCATCCGCCACGCTTCCTCCCCAGTGTGATTTAAGTTTGATAAGGTCCGGCTGGATATTTCCGAGCGCGCTGTTGACAATGGTCGTATAGACGAGAAGGATGTCGCGCCTGACATCCGTAACAGAGTGATCGCTCAACGCCGGGCCAAGGGTCACGGCCCCGGCCCGGTTTAACAGAAGGATATCGAGAATGGCTTTACACACACATGGAATACGCCGGCCAGTTACGCCTGCCCAGCCGGGCGCTCGGGGCACGCGGGCTACAAGAGCGTCACCGGCACAAGCCCGTCCTCGCCCGAAAAATAGAGGTCGGCGTCCTCAACGCCCGATCGGCCCGAACCCGTTTCGCAGCATTCGGTAATGACCCATCCAGCAGCAAAAGAGAAAGTGCGCCCCGGCGGCAGGTCTCCATTCATGGACCTACTTGACGCGTTCACCGACCCCGCAGAAATAGCCAAGCTGTCGCCAGAGCAACAGATATTTTTGACAGCCTTCATTAACGCTTTGCAACGCGCCTCGCAGGGCGGTGCGATTGGGCCGAACGAAATGTCGCCGCTTGAAGAGAGCATTGCTGTAGAGAACGCTCTTGCAGGAATGTCTAAGATCAACCCAGTGCCGCTTCTACCGTTTCCAGTCCCCGGCACCCGCGACCAACAAATAAATGTTCCTCGTGCCGTCCAAGGCCCGATGAACCCATTCAGAGGCCAACGTCAATGACCCAAGCACACGAAGTCACCTTCAACCCCAACGCGGTCCAGAGGCGGTTCTTGGAAAGTCGGGCCAAGGCCGATCTCTTCTCCAGTCGCATGGGAGAAGGAAAGTCCACCGCCCTATGTTGGGCGGCCCTATATCACACTCGCCACAACCCCGGTGCCCGTTGGGACTTAGTGCGCGACACATGGGAGAACATGCAGGCCACCACCATGAAGACGTTCTTCGAGTGGTTCCCGCCCGGCGTCTTCGGCACATTCCATCACACCAAGCGTACCTTCACATGGGCTGAAGGGGTGGCCAAGGGCGAGGTCGAGTTCCTCGGCATGGACGACCCACAGGACGCCAGTAAATTGATGTCCCGCGAACTCGCCGGCTTTGCCATCGACGAGCCCGCCCCGGCCATCGGCTCGGCCGGCGTCGACGAACTGATCTTCGACATTGGCATGTCTCGGCTTCGGCAGCCCGGCATGAAGTGGTACTGCGCGAAGCTGGCCGAGAACAACCCTGATGAAAGCCACTGGACCCACCGGCGCTTTGTCCAGCCGGGAACCGAGGGCTTCGTCTTGTGGCAGCCTGACGTTCCAGAAAACACCCAGAACCTCCCGCCCGAATACTACGCTGAACTGCGCCGCATCTGGCAACACCGCCCGGACCTAGTGCGCCGGTTCGTCGAGGGCGAGTTTGGGTATCAGCAACAGGGCAAGCCGGTCACGCCTCAATGGAGTGACAAGATACATTTATCAAATGGCCTCGCCCCTCTACGTCGAATTGAACTGCGCCTCCTATGGGACTTCGGCCTCAACCCGACGTGTATTATCACTCAAGTCACGCCCCTTGGCCAATGGCTGATCCTCGACAGCGTAGTCGGTGACGGCATTGGTGTGGAGGAACTGATCTTTGACACGGTAAAGCCGTTGCTGGCCGATCGCTACCCGAAGATGGCGCTGCGCCACATCGGCGATCCAGCCGGGCGGCAACGTGAACAATCCTCCAGCGGCCGCAGTGCGGTCCGTAGTCTCCAGCGGGAACTCGGCGGCAGCTTTAGGGCTGGGCCGATAATGCCCGCCGAGCGTATTGAGCCGCTCCGAGCGGTCCTTTCTCGCACCATCAACGGCCGCGGCGTTGTCCAAGTCGACCGCTTCCGCGCGCCTGAAGTCTGGCAAGCCCTACGCGGAGGCTGGCATCACCACGTCGCGCGAACCGGCATTGTCAGTGGCAAGGCCGCGAAGGATATCCATTCCCACCCCGGCGATGCCATGTCCTACGGCGCGGCAATCCTCTTTCCCATGGGACGCCTGATGAAACGCGGAAAGGCCAAACCGCCCCAACAGGCGGGCTACTTCGGGTCTGGACCTTCTGGCCTCGGACGCCCCGGCCTTATCATGCCTGAACATGGAAGCCTCATGTCGATGAAAGGTGGGCTTCAGCACGGGGACAAATTTCAGCCATAAGGCTAGACATGCGCCCGACAAATGTGCTAGTGTCGCAAACGGTACCACACCCTAAAAGAGAGAAACCCAAATGGCAACACGTGTCGCAACGGTCGTCGTCAACCAAGACCGAACCGGCTTGGTTTCGTGGATCGGCCTCTTGAATGGCGACGATGGCGCCGCCGTAGCTATCGGACGCCATTATGACAAATCCGTGCAGGTTGTAGGGACGCCCGGCGCCGGTCTTGTACTCAAAATCCAAGGCAGCAACGACGGCGGTGTCACCTTTTCCGACCTCAACGACATCGCCGGGGTGGTCATCTCCTTTTCAGCGGCCGGCATCGAGCTAATCGCCGAAGACCCGCTTCTGATCCGCCCCAACATCACGGGTGGCGACGGCACCACCGACATGGATGTTCACATTTCGTACCCGGTAAAGGTCTGAGCCATGAATTACAGCGAAGCGGCAAACTCTGCGAGGCAGATGGTCAAATGGTTTCACGCCTTCACGCATTTGGAGGCGGTTCTGGCGGCTGCGGCCGGGGCTGAGGCGGCCTGTGTGGCCGCCGAACGCACTCTAAGGGACACCCAATCCAACTGCGATCAGGTTCGGTCGAACGCAAGAAACGCCATGCAACTTGCAGACAAAGAGGCCGAGAAGCGCAAGAATGAACGGCTTCAGCAAATCAGCGACCTAGAAAAACGAAAGGACGAATTAGCTGACCAGCTTCGGGCCGCAGCCTTCGCCGCCGAAGCCGAGGCAAACACACAATGCGCCCTTGCTGCCCAAGCCGTAGAGACGTTTGAAGAGAATGAGCGTCTGCGGAAGGATGAATTGGCTCGGCTTGATGCCCTGATCGCCGAGAGTGAACGGAAACTCGAAGATATCCGGACAACCTTGAGCATCAAATAATGGCGATCCCGGTCCGCCAAACAAAAAGCGAACAGAAAGAGCCGTCTAACACAGCCTCTTCTACGATCACAGCGCCTACTGGAATAACGGACGGCGATGTCCTAATCATCACGCTTGCCACGGACGGCAACTCCACCGCCCATAGCTTTCCCGCAGGATTTACCATATTTGATGCTCCCGGTGTTAATGGTGTCAAAGGGAACAATAACCGCTGCACTGTGACTGGCGCTTGGAAGGTGGCATCGGGCGAGAGCGGCAACTACGCTGTCTCGTGGACAGGGAACGAGCAGGCCATTCTGGAAATGTATCGGGTGGACGGCGCGATCGCCGGCTTCGAGATACAAGACCCCAACGAGAGTAATGGGGGAGCCGCGAACCCCGCCACTATAACCCCCGCCGCCCCTACAGACGCAGATGATAGTTTGGTGTTTGTCGTTATGGGTACGGACGACGATGACATCACGGTTGACGGCGGCGGCGATGCAGACTACAGTGTTGAGGATGTCGATGAGAGCGCTTCGGGAGCGAACACCTGTGCCATCGGGGTACAAACCAAGGGGATTGCATCCGCCACGCTTCCTCCCCAGTGTGATTTAAGTTTGACGGCCTCGGAAGAGTTCGCCGCCTTCTGGTTTGCAGTTCGAAGCGTCGAGCCTGTAGCTTCGGCAGACGATTTGGCAACCAAGCAGGTTGACTTGGGTGGTGATGGGATGTTAATGATAAGCGGAGGTTAACAAAATGGCGTCTTGGCCCCCGAAGAAAAACGCAGCGTTCGTCTTTTATGTTGGTCTGATCTCTCAGGCCGACACGAAACTGTTGCAAGCGAACCCGACCCTCGCCGCTGGCGACGTGAAGGTAGCGACGGATGACGCTGCGCCCGGAAACCTTGCGACCCTGCCCGTCGTGGACGCGGACTTCACCGACCGGGTGAAGGTGAGCCTGTCGACCGGCGAAATGAACGGCGACCGCATCACGGTTATCTTTAGTGATGGTGCTGGAGCCGAGTGGGCCGACCTCCTAATCGACATCCCGACCTCCGTCCGCCAGATTGACGACCTTGCTTTCCCGACCGTGACCGGCCGCAGTACCGATACACTTGCGACAGGCGAGGTTCCGATAGATTTCGACACTTCGATTGGTACATTGGCGGCTGCACAGATCGAGGCCAGTGCTCTTGATGGGAAAGGCGACTGGAATATAGGCAAGACTGGCTATAGTCTAACGCAGGCGTTCCCCACAAACTTTGCAGACATGGCGATCACGGTGACATCCGGCCGAGTAGACATCAACGTCAACAACGACAAGACGGGCTACGATCTGAATGCCGATCAGTCGAGCGTGACGATTGGCATACTGAACGCCCTAGCAGCCAATACGATTACCGCCGCGTCGATTGCGGCTGCTGCCCTCAATGGAAAGGGTGATTGGAATATTGGGAAGACAGGGTACTCCCTGATCCAAGCGTTCCCGGCGAACTTTGCCGATCTGAGTATCACCATCACAACAGGCTTGATCGACATTACCCAAGCGGCGGCCGATAAGGTGTGGACAAGTGCAACCCGCACCTTGACAGCCTTCTCTACCGCCTTGGCCTTATCCGTTTGGGATGTGCTGGAGACGGCCATACTGACGGCCTCTTCGATTGGTTTGAAAGTGAAGACCAATCTGGACGCAGTGTTGACCGCCCGGACCCTTTCGACGGCCGGTTATTTCGACCCGGCTACTGATACCGTCGCCACGGTGACTGCCGTCACCAACGACGTGGGCATTACTCAGGCAGGTGCAGACAAGGTGTGGTCTACGGCTACGCGGACGCTCACAGCGTTTTCCACGGCCCTTGCCCTTTCGGTGTGGAACGTGTTAGAAAGTGCCATTGTGACGGCCAGTTCTATCGGCCTCAAACTCAAGAACAACCTCGACGTGGTAATCTCGACCCGCGCCACGCCTGCCCAAGTCAACGCCGAGGTCGTGGACGTAATTGACACCGACACGACTGGCGAGCCGGGTCAAGAGACACCGCCTGTAACCCTCAGTCTGCGCGGCAAGATCGACCGGATGTACAAAGTCTATCGCAACAAGAAAGAACAGACAGCGACCGAGTGGCGTCTCTTCAATGATGCAGGTGCCGTTGTGGATAGGAAAGCGACAGTTTCCGACGCTGCCGGCACTGCCACCAAGGAAGAAATAGAG